CTAGGTACTACGAAAGTAGCTGCTGTTAATGTCGCGCTTTTATCTGTCACTTGTACTAATAAAGTAAACATGAATTTAGTTGCTGCTGTTCCATTTGTTTGATCATTTTGTAAGATTGTACAATTATTGGCTGTCCAATCAATACCATCGATTGTTTGTGCTGTCCCAACACAATAATATTCTAATAAATATGTGCCAGAATCCATTCGTGGATCGAATGACATGACTGAGTTTACAAATGTAAATGTCATGGTGTTGTCCGAACTTGCAACTGCTGCGTTAAATAATAATGATGTTCCTGTTGTTGGTCCAATTCCCGAAAAATTGTATTTTGCATAATCTGCTAAGATATTTTGAAATTTTGGTACTAAAAACTCTAAATTATATGTGACCCATAATGAGCCTATATTAACAGATGCTGCTTGCATGCCTTCTGTTGCAATGTATAAATTGCCTTTGTCATATAATCTTAAATCTCCGGAAATTACTTCTTTATCACGAATGTAATTTTCCCTGAATGGTGATTTATCCAATGCACATTCTACAGGCATGTTGAAATCACGTGCTGGTGAGTTTTGTGTTGCGCCTTCGAATTGTAACAATTCTACTAAACTTGATGGTACATCTCCATTTGAATCATAATTAACTGCATATACTACTTTACCTAATGCAGTATTATTACTAGAGACGGCTGAACCAGATGTTGATTTAAATTGGAAAACTAAACCTTTCAATCTATATTTTGTAAAGTTTTTAGCGATCGCTGCCAACCATGGAAACGTTAATGTTTCTGCTGGTTGTATTGGCAATGTTAGAATATCGAACGCCCCAATTGTTGAGGATGTAACGATATCTGCGATGTATTCTTTATGTGAAAATGCGAAAGCTTTCGGTGCAAATGATAATAAATTATTTTGCGGTGAAATGCTCATGCGTCTCATACCTTGATTTATTTGGTATTTCCCTGATCCGGTTATATATGCTTTTATTGCCCTTCCTACTAATGGAGCAATGTTCTTTTTCGCGAATTTTGCGACTTTTCTTACTTTTTTGTTTTTAATTATATTGTTAACTTTTTGTTTGATTTTCATCTTAAGTATTTATATTTTGGTATAAATTATACTTGTTATCCTACCGCCGGGATAACGCGGCCAGTTTAACGTCGAGACGACGTTGTTGTTCTTTGTTTTATAATTCAAATTCACAATCTTGTGAATTTTCTACTGCTACTATTTTACCGCAGTAATCTACCAATTGTATTTTCCTTCCTATGTAATGTAAACATTTGCCAACTCCGTGATAGTCTTCCTTTGGAATAAAACCGTTGTACGCCAACGATGCCAATGCGTCACAGTATGATTGTAACTCATCTGTTGTCAATCCGTATCTAATACATAATGGATCTAGATCACATTCAAAAATGTCAAAGGAGTTATATTCACCTTCCATTTGTTGTAACTTGTATATTGCTTCGTGATCTAACACTGGTGCGAAACCTTGTTGTTCAAATTTCACTCTTTGTTCGCATACTTCGTATGTCCCTTTTTTGTTGATGACGTGTTGGTTATAATTTTGAAAAATCATTTGTTCAATTGGATTTCTATTACGGGCTTTGAACGATACGACTTGATCGTGCATATATGCTAAACATTTTGCTAATTGTGATCCTTTGTGGTATGTTTGATTGACACTATTTTTGATGGTGCCGAATCTTGTGGTCATTCCTAATACATTAACTGCTACAATTTGTTTGCTTGTTTTATGCATTAAGAAAATTTGTTTCAAAAATGTTGCCCCTTCTATTCTATTTCTGATTGCTGGCATTGTGACTGTGTAACCGTATTTAATGAATTCTTTTGTATAACTATATGCTGTAATGGAACTTATTGGTTCTCGCATGTCACATATGACATTGTACCACATCATTAATGTGGTAAGTGTGTTGCTTAACGATGTTATTGATATACCTGATGGTAACATATGATATTTTTCTTTAATTTTCAAACTTTGTTGTTCTTTTCCGATCATATAATTACATCTCAATGGTTTTAATATTGCGCGTATTAATGCATCACATATGTCTGTTCCC